CTTTTTTTTTCGCTAGCGAAAGTTAGCTTGGGCTCGAAGCCGTGTTCATCGGGCGACCCGGTGGGTGTATTCGTGAGTATCACAAAAAATCCTGAGCCGCCATCGCATAACAAACCTCCGTATCAAGATTGGTATCACCAAAAAGCACGTGTTCCACCAAATGCTCAACATCTGATAAGAAGAACCCGTACCTAAAGTGATAAAACTGGGTTGCATCATCTCGTGACACTTTCTTGGCAACCCTCAACGTGTGGATAATCTTAGCTACTCCTCCATCGTCAAAGGCCTTCTGAGCGTTGAAGCCGAGGCTCCCGCGCTTAATGTCATTCAATGATACCCCCGTCGATTGACACTTGATAAGGAAATGTTTGGCTATGTCTTCGACATGTCGAAACTCATAAGCATAAGAGAGGCTTTTACCCGCAATGTACTCATCGTCACTTACCCCGGAATTGTTGTTAGCCCTGGCGTTGAACCGGGCCAGAGCCTTCCCCAATTTCGGGACAAACAGTGATCCTGAGTCACACGGTATAAAATTTCTGGACAAAAACTCGCACGAGGCGATATATTCGTGTCGCTTGACTTTGGACTTCATCCTCGCCAGCTTGCAAATATACTCGTACTCTCTAGTTGCCCGCTTGAAAAGCCTCCCCAATATACGCGCTAGCATATCATCCCCCAATATTAAGACACGTGCCTTCAACTTGTGTTTTAGAGCGAAGGTGTGAAAGATTGTCATATTCCAAAGAGAATTACGAAAAGTCGTAGACGTGGATCCTGAAGGTAATTGATTTTGGATCCCAGCCGATGTGCAGTGCTTCCTGGAAAAAGCGCGATACACATTGGCCCTCCGATGCGCATGAACCAGCCAGGCAGGAGCGCCCAACTGAGTCATCCACATGCCTTCAATCTCCACGACTGTCGAACACTGACGCATGTCATTCTCTGAGAAATCGCACTCTAAATACGTGCCTTTTACCCCCATCTTTTCAGTCATGTCGTCCTCATCGCCTTTGTAAGCCAACGTATAGCTCACATCGAACGATTGGGAACGTGGACATTCGATAACTTTTTTCATGCGGTCAAGGCATTCAGTAACAATGGGTCCGGAAAGCGCATTGTGTAAATCCGAAGACTTGTTAACAATACGCCCAGCCCAGTCAGGTTCCTG